GGACTATACCTTGAGCACCACCTGCTGCTTCAAAAGCCGTATTTAATGCTCCTCCAAGAGCTCCAAGATCAATGGTATTATATGTTGCCTGGTCGTTGATTTCGATGCCTGCAGGACACGGAAACCAAATAGTTTTAAGCTGTACATCTCCTGAAGATGTATCATACGCTGTAAACTCAACGCATGGTCTATCAGCTTGGTTGCGTAGTTCAAGCGGATACATGAGGCCTTCAGCGCCAGAGCTATATCCAGGAGCTCCTCCAAAGAAATTGCCTAATTGACTTGTGACTGAACTGACAGCACCAGAAATTTCATTACCAATTAATTTTTTAATTAAACCCATATATAAATACCTTTATAGTGTTATTTATAATAAAATCATGACATATTCAGGACGATATAAGCCAAAAAACATAAGAAAATACGAAGGCAATCTATCAAATATTAAGTATAGATCACTCTGGGAAAGACAAGTGATGAGATGGTTAGATGCTAATCCTTCAGTAATAGGATGGAATAGTGAAGAGGTTGTTGTACGCTATCGCTGTAAGACAGATGGCAAAATGCACAGATATTTTACTGATTTGTTTATTCGTATGAAAGATGGTAAATGTTTTTTAGTCGAAATTAAACCAAAGAATCAAACAGTACCGCCTAAAAAGGGCAGCAGACAAACAAAAAAGTATTTAAATGAAGTTATGAGATATGCTAAAAACATATCGAAATGGGAAGCCGCGACAGCTTATGCTAATAAAAATGGTATGAAGTTTGAAATTTGGAATGAAGATACTATAAAAGGTTTAGGTATAAAGCTGCTCACATAGTTATAAATAGACTATATAATGGCAGTTTCATACATAGACAGATTACAATCTCAGGCCTATAAGTCTGGTATTCAAAAAAATACTGAAAAGTCTTTAAATTGGTTTAAACGCCAATTGATAGGGATGAAGACAATCAATCGTCAAAATCTTTTAAAAGATGATAATCTTAAGCCTCGAACACGTCCACTCCCTGGTCGTATGTTTATGTATTTTTATGATCCTAAACATAAGAAAACATTACCATACTATGATAGATTCCCTCTTATTTTTATGGTTGAAAAGGCTAAGGGTGGTTTCTATGGATTGAATTTACACTACTTACCGCATAAACAAAGAGCAATATTTTTTGATAGATTAACAGACTATACCACAAATAAAAAATATAATTTAACAACCCGTTTAAGACTATCGTATAATCTTTTAAAAGGTGCATCAAAATTAAGTATGTTTGGTCCATGTTTTAAGCACTATTTGAGTGAGCATGTAAGATCTCGTATGATTGAGGTACCTGCAAGTGAATGGGAAACTGTTTTGTTTATGCCATCTGAAAACTTTAAGAAAAAAAATAAGAATCAGGTTTGGACTGATTCACGTAAAATGATATGAGCCTTTTAAATAAAATAAGAAATACCGTCAATCCTACAACAATTGATGATTTTAAGTCAACTATCGGCAAGCGTGGCGGATTGGCTAGAACAAACAAGTTTTTGATATTTATGAGGCCTCCTGCGCAATCAATACTTAATATTGATCTTGAAAATATTGCAATTACTGCGTTAAGTGGAGATTTTAAAGCATCTTCTCTCGTTAATGATCCTAGAGATATTGCTATGTTATGTAATCGTTGTTCTTTACCGGGACGCCAAATACAAACATTGGATAATCCTTTAAACGGATTTGCACAATCGGTTAAACATCCTACTGGCTATTTTAATGAAGACGTTGAGTTTGAATTTCATTTAACGAACGATTATTATATGAGAAAAATGTTTGATAAGTGGATTGGATTACCTATTAATCAAAACACCTATCTTAAAAATTACGATAGCACCTATAAAACAGACGTAACAATTCAACAATTAAATCAGGAGAATGTTCCCATTTACGGTATTGAACTACAAAACGCATTTCCTATTACAATGAATTCTATTGAACTAAATAATGAAAGTGGTGATACAACACAAAAATTATCAATCACTTTTACTTATGATGACTTTAAACCATCAGGGGGCATATCCTCAACCTTTGGTGGTATCAAAAACGCGATTGGAGGATTATTTAGCTAAAAGAGTATTAAATTATTATGAATACATTACCAAAACTAGAAACACCAACCTACAGCACAGTGATGCCTTCTACTGGCGACAAGGTTGAATACCGTCCTTTTCTTGTAAAAGAAGAAAAGATACTTATGATTGCGCAAGAGTCAAACGATAATGGCGCCATGTTAAAAGCACTTAAAAATATTATTAAAGCATGTACATTTGATAAGGTTAATCCCAATGTCTGTACAACTTATGATATTGAATATTTGTTCTTGAAATTAAGAGCAGCAAGTGTTGGAGAAACTGCAGAACTTCAATTTAAATGCGAAGAGTGCGGTGAATATAATAAGGTTGAAGTCAACTTAAACGATATTGAAGTTGTATATCCTGAAAAGAAACCCGAAACAGATATAAAGCTTACAGAAAGTGTAGGAATAAAATTAAAAGAAGTTGAGGTTAATGATATTGAAACACTTTCTGATATTACTAATCCAGAAAATTTTAGTAAAGCTATTGCTGCAGTTATTGATGTTATATACGATGAAGAAAATGTTTATAGGGTAAAGGACACAAATCCAAAGGAAGTATTAGAGTTTATCGACAACTTAAGTCATACACATCTTGAAAAGATTCAAGATTTTATTGAAAACCAACCAATGTTAAAACATACAGTTGAGTTTAAGTGTGTTAAATGCGGCCACGAAAATAAAATTGAATTAGTAGGACTACAGAGTTTTTTTACCTAGGCCTTTCCCATGATTCTTTACAAAATCACTATCAAACCAACTTTTCTATGGTTCAACACCATAAATATAGTTTATCGGAGCTTGATAACATGCTTCCTTGGGAAAGGCAAATTTATGTATCACTCTTAGATGAGTATATAAAGGAAGAAAACGAAAGAATAAGAAAATCAAATGGATGACGAAATTACACAGAATAAAAGAATAGCAGATTTATCGCAAGAGCAATTGGGTGTATCACAGGCTCAATTCACTAAAGTTAACGCGCAAAATGAAGCGTTAGGTGCTGTTATTCTGGAGCTTGCTGCTGCCCAAGCACAAGCTGGTGAAATTGAAGAAAGAGCCGTTAAGCGTGAAAAATTCTATCGTAGACGTGATTTTATATTTAACCAAATTGTAGCACGATTTCAAAGAGTATCTGCTAAGAAGGCAGCAATTGCTGCTGAAAACCAGTCAAGCCGAGACTTAATCGAACAAGAAGCTCAAGTAGATAGTGGAATATCTATTGCAAAAAATTCAAACATTGTCTTAGGTCTTACCGAACTTATGCAACGCGACATTTCAAGACTATCGGACTTTATGATGGGTAATAAGTTACAAGACGAAGAAAATCGTAGAGAAATGCTCGCTGCTTTAAAGGATAACGATGGAATTGGACGTAGAGAATTTAAGGAGAAAAAGTATCAAGGATTCTTAAAAACGCTTGGTAAGGTACTACTTGGAGTTCCTTTTTTCTTAGTCGGATTTTTTCAAGGATATTTCCAACAGCTTGGTAAAATATTAAAAGGGTTTTCAAATGTAAGTAAATTTATTGACACTAAAGTGTTTAAAGGGTTTTTTGGCGGTTTAATCACCTCGGTTAAAGATTTCTTTATAAATTTTGGTCGTAACTTTAAAGCATTTCTTCTAAAGGCCGGCCGCAAAAATACTCGTTTAGGTACAGCGATTAATGGCATTAAAAATATCGTTGAAAGGATTCGTACGTTTTTTACATCTATTGGAGATAATCTTTCGAAAAGCAAAGGATTCCAAAGGTTCTTAGCTTTTGCCAATAAGGCAAAAGACTTAGGTAAAGTATTTGGTAAAATATTCCTTCCTCTTAAAATAATTCTTGGAGTATTTTCTTTCGTAAAAGGATTTATGAAAGGAAAAGAAGAAGGAGGAATTCTTGAAGGAATTAAACAAGGTCTTTTTGCTCTTTACGATACGCTTATTGGTAGCGTAGTGAAATTAGCTGGAAATCTACTTAAGTTTTTAGTTAACATATCGTTTAAGGTGATTAGTAAAATTAGTGAACTCATTAGCAATTTACTAGGAAATATCCTAGGTTTCCTTGGATTTAAAGAAGCGGGTGAACAACTTAAAAATTCATTTGCTTCAACAATTGAAGGCTTCAAAAACGTATTCCTTGGGTTAATAGATTTAGTGGTTGGTATATTTACTTTCGATAAAGAAAAAATTAAAGATTCTCTTGGTAAAGTATGGGGTGGCATTAAAGATATTTTAATGTCTCCATTAAATCTATTTAAAGCTGTGATGCAAGATTTAGCAAATTCTCTTAATGCAAGTTTGAATGCTGTAAAAAATACTATCAATAAGTTAAACCCATTTAGTAAAAGCAATGAAGAAATTCAGGCTAAAATTGAAAAGGAACAAGCGCGTATAGCACGATCTAAAGCAGGAGAAGATGAATATTTTGGAAAAGAAGAAAAAGGTATAGCCAAATCTCAAGAAACAATTGCGAAATTAAGGAAACAGCTTGCGCAAAATGGTGCTCAAATGGCAGCAGAAGAAAAACAGAACGCCGATATGAAATCTCAATCTAATGGAAAAATAGATTCAATAATCAATAACTATTACCAGGTTGACAACTCACAAACAAATAGCTCAACTACGTTTCATCAAGAGAATATGATAGACGAAGGTTTAGTTACTGTTGGAGGATAAAAAAAAGAGTGGCCATTGCTGACCACTCTTAGAACCGTTAGGAATTGGCACACCCCTACTATTAAGACTGCGCTAACTTAGCAAAGTAACTTAGGGTGTCCTCATCTGAGTCACCTGTATCACTTCCGCTTGAGCTTGTCGGGGCTCC